ATAAAAATACGTGCGCTAGCAGAGTTCACACGTGAAGCACCACGCAAATTTGACGTAGGTTCTGCGGAACATAATCCAAAGGGCGACAAAGGTTTGTGGCGTATGAGTACGGCGCAACTCGTTAAAGCACAAAAAGAAGAAGTAATAGATATGTGGCATTATACTGTCGCATTAGAACATAAGATAAAGGAGCAAGACGCTCTCATACTACAACTAAAACATACAATAGCAAACAAGCACAATGAGTAAAGCAATAATAGGTATCGTAGGTAGCAGTGGTACAGGTAAGTCCACGTCACTACGCAATCTACCAACCAACAAAACACATATCATAGACCTCGAACGTAAGGGGCTTCCGTTTCCTAAGAAGTTCCCTCACGTAGCAGCGTGCGCTAACATCAAGCAGTTTGATTCCGCACTTAACGACGCACTAGCAGACGAAAGCTGCGAAGTGATAGTCATTGAATCGTTCACAAAGTACGTTGAAACGCTTATCGCATTAGCGCAAGCATCATTCAAGGGCTTTGATGTTTGGAATTACTACAACCGTATGATACGTGCAACCCTAGATAAAGTTAAGAACGATCATGCTATCGTGGTGTTCACGGCGATTGACGAGATCGTAGCAGTGGCCCAGCCAACAGGTGATACGTATAACGTACGCCGCATTAAGGTGCAAGGTAAGCAGCACGAAGGTTGCATAGAGAAAGAGTTCCTTATGGTACTGTTCACGGAAGTTAAGCGTGATAAAGAAGGTAACACGCGCTACGTGTTTCAAACAAACAGCGATGGTATCACGTCAGCCAAAACCCCGATGGGTATGTTCGACGAGATGTACATAGATAACGATGTAAGCGAAGTCATTAACGTAGCTAAAAAATATTATGCCTAACCAAACACATAACATAGATTGGAATACACTTGTTAACAATAGGTTTTCAACCCTAAAAGATACAACAAAACAACAGCGTAAAGATGTCAACGAAATGTCAAGAACACTAGCAGAGATAATCGAAACTGCTGAGGAGTTAGAGAGTGACATAGGTGATCTGCAAAATGATATAGATGAAAACTATGTCGTAAGACCTAAGTGGCCAGAATACTTAGGTATTGCTGAACTTATCGACACGCTCATCGTTGCGCTACCTACACCTGACTATGGTAAACAAGAACAATCTCTGCGACAGTTGCATGAGTTTCGCCAAGCGTGTGCTAAGGCAAACATCGTAGATTTAAATGACATAATAAAACACATAAACAATGGATAAAGAAACACAAGACTACGAGAAGATGCTTGTAGATGTATCTACAGCTACGCATAAACAGGTAAACCTTATCGCAGATAAGTTAGATCTTAACCAGCAGGATGCATTTATGCTAATGCAGACTATCACGATAGAGAAGCTCACGTATCTTATGGCACAGATACTCGAAGGAATTTCTTCCTCAAACAATAGGAGTGCGGTTACGGAAGAACATACGAACAAAGACACTCCCAGTATAGTAACATAACATAACATAAAATGGCAATCATCAACTTAGATGAAATCGCAGATAGCGTAAGACCCTATCTCAAGAAGGACACGTACACAGCACGAATACTTAGTGCTGAGTTTACGACAAGCAAGGCCGGTGCGCCTATGGTAGTGATGCAATGGGAGCTAGCTGCTCCCGAAGCAATCGAAGATGACATGAGTGGTAAGAGCGTAAGGATTGCAGGGTTGCAGTTCCGTGATTACCTATCGTTTAGTGAGAAGGCTAAAGAGTTTACGTTTCGGCGTATCAAAGCCTTGCACAAAGCGTTAGAACTCGCGCCAGAGTTTGATGACGAAGACCCTGACGTAGCACAGTATGCTGGTTTAGCTGCTGACGTTACGGTAGAGACTGAGCAGCAAGCGCAAACTAACGATGACGGTACACCTGTCCTCGATGCCAACGGCGATCCTGTAATGAATAATAATTACAGGCTCAAGCGTGTGCTTCGTTTGAATAGCGAACATACGTTGTAACATACTTGTAGTATAGTGGTACACAGTAGCTATTAAGATGCTACGCAGTTTTATAATGCTGCATTGATCGCCACTATGCTACGTTTAATTTATATTGTAACACACGGGTACAAGATTGCTATTAAGATGCAACTGGGTTCGAGTCGCTGACATGACGACTCCGCACAATGTTTCAATGGTTGGCATTGTGTGGCATTACCTGAGTTGATCGCCTGTGTGTTACAATATAAATTAAACTCATGCCAGTAACCATACAACATACACCTGCACAGCTACCGTATAAAGGATTAACAGTAATACTAGGTAAGCCGTCACGATTTGACCGCGCTCAGTTACTTAGTGGATACGCAGGGCAGTTATTCTACAACGCCCTTAATCCTATACCACGGCAGACTATTGATGTTACGCTGGCGGATAGCATAAACCAGTACCCAGTACGTGAAGGTACTAAAGTTGTTCTATTACTTGGGCAGAAAGCGTTAGACTTATACAAGTCTGGTGTTACGCTAGATGAACAGCGCGGTTGCCCCTTCATCATCGACGGCATCACGTATGTATGCACGTATGAGCCACAGGAATCTGTTGATCGTATGGCATACTTCAACCCCAACGATGCAGATAACGTAGGCGCAGAGAATGACAAGGGCCGACATGGCAGAACACGACGGCCCAATCGTAAGTTCTGGTTGTCACGTGACGTTAAGAAAACCATAGGGTACTTGACCATCCCTCCTATAGTAACTAAAGCCAAGCATATCTTATGGCCACGCGCCGATGATGTAATCGCGAAGTTACTAAAGCATAAGAACGAGACTATGTACTTTGACATAGAAACGAATCGTTCGCTAGAGTTAACGTGCTTCGGGTTTTCGTTTGACGACAAGGAAGCATGGTGTGTGCCTATGGTAATATCACCGTATGCTGGCTACTACTACGAAGATACGCATAAGATATTCCGTGCGTTAGCTGTGGCCATGCGAGACAATGAGGTGGTCATACACAATGCGTTGTTTGATCTCTTTGTCCTAGCATACAAGTACGGCATCCCCGCACCACGCAAGGTGTACGATACAATGCTGGCGCACCACAGGCTGTTTCCTGAGGTAGAGAAATCCCTAGGTCATTGCCTTGCGCTGTACACAGACCAACCATACCATAAGAACGAGGGTGTCTTTGATCCAAAGAACCACGATCAGCGTGAGAGTCTGTACGAATACAACGCCAAAGATGTTATCTCTATGGCACTACTCAAGCCACAGATAGATGCGACAGCAGCAAACTTTAAGGCAACTGACAGCATACGCCAAGTTAATGAAAGCATTGTGCCGTACCTCACGGCTATGTTACAGGGGATTAAGTATAACTCAGAGAAGCTCGATGACATTATCAAGCATAACGACAGGTATCAGAACGAACTGCTACGTTTCCTGCGCTTGCTGACAGGCAATGACCTTAACCCTAACAGCCCCAAGCAGGTATCAGCATACCTGTACAATAGGTTAGGCTACAAGAAGCCATCGAAAGATGTAACGTCTGAGAAGAACTTACTACAGATTAGGTTAAAGTATCCTAGTAACCCTATCCCCACAATCATACTACGCTACCGCGCTTACGCAAAAGAAAGTGGGCAGTTAAAGTTTCCTCCGTGGAAAGGTGATCGTATAACAACGTCATACAATCTAGCAGGAACAACGTCGTATCGCCTAGCATCTCGGCGCTTACTTGGTGAGTGGGGTACTAACGTACAGAATTTCCCGAAGAAGTTACGCAAGCTGTTCGTACCTGACGAGGGTAAGGTATTCGTGCAAGCCGATCAGTCAGGCGCGGAAGCACTTGTTGTTAGTTACTTGTGTTCCGCAGGGAATTTCCGACGCTTGTTTGACTACGGCGTTAAGTCACACGTTTACGTAGCATTGCGGTTGTTCGCAGAAGTTTGGGAAGCGCGTCTCGGTGAATCTATTAAACCGTACACGGATGTAGACGTAGCAGATCTAGTTAAGAAGCCACGGTGGAAAGAACTACGCGACATCATAGCATCCTCCGATACGTGGAGCGCGGATAAGCGTTACTACTTCATGGCCAAGATGGTATGCCACGCCTCGAATTACGGTATGAAAGCGCCGACGTTCCGTGTGAAC